ACAACAGTAAGAGGCGTAGTAGAGAATACAGTAGTTCAGGTAAAGCTAGAACCTGTAGCCCCTATGGAGTTTGTCATTGACCCTACTGCAACCTCAGTAAATGAAGCTCTAGGTGTAGCTCATATCGTAATCAAGCCAAGATACCTTGTTGTCCAAGGCATTGAAGATGGTATTTACGAGGATAAGCCCATTGGTAGCTACAACGAGGCTGATTTTGGCTTCGATGAGGAAGCAAGAACACCAAACGCTGATGACAGGGTAAAGATCACTGAGTATTGGGGACTTGTACCTAAAAAGTTCCTCAGAAAGACTCAGGACACAGAATTCGACTATGAATCCGATGATCTGGTAGAGGGCGTAGTAACTATTGCCAATGACTCTACTGTACTGAGGGCTGTAGAAAACCCCTTCATGATGAAGGATCGTCCCTTTGTTGCCTACCAGCACGATACAGTGCCTAACAAGTTCTGGGGTAGGGGTGTTACTGAGAAGGGATACAACCCTCAGAAGGCTCTCGATGCAGAACTAAGGGCAAGAATTGATGGTCTGGCATTAACCACACACCCAATGATGGCTCTCGATGCCACCAGATTACCAAGGGGCAGTAAGTTTGAGGTTCGTCCGGGCAAGACTATTCTAACCAATGGTGATCCTCGTACCGTGCTGAACCCTATCAACTTCGGTCAGATGAGTCAGACTACCTTCCAAGAGGCAGCAGAGCTAGAACGCATGATTCAGATGGGTACTGGATCTATGGATACAGCTACAAGTAACTCAGCTAATCCCCGGAATGCTACTGCAAGCGGTATGTCTATGTTGCAAGCAGCAAGTATCAAGCGACAGAAGCGCACCCTGATGAACTTCCAAGATGCCTTCTTGATCCCTATGGTTAACAAGGCTGTCTGGAGAAAGATGCAGTTTGATCCTCAGAGGTATCCAGTAATGGACTACAAGTTCGTTCCATCCTCTACTATGGGCATTATGGCTAAGGAGCTAGAGCAGACTCAATTGATTCAATTGCTCTCTCTTGTACAGCAAGACACTCCTGCATTCGGTATTCTGATGATGGGTATCTTCGAGAACTCATCCCTGACGAACCGAGATCAGATGATGCAAGCTATTCAGCAGGGTATGACACCTTCGCCTGAGCAACAGCAAGCACAACAGGCTCAGATGCAGATGCAGATGCAAGCAGCACAGATCGAACTCGAACAGGGAGCAGCAGATGTTCAGAAAACTCAGGCTCAAACTGCTAAGTATATGGTGGACGCACAAGCTAAAGAACTCCCACCGGTCAAGATCCCCGAAGTCGAAATGGCGAAGACGCAACTTGAACTACAAGAACGTGCAGTCAACCTACAGGAGAAGGCAGCGAAGGTCGCAAACCTCAGAAGCGAAACACTAAGGAATGTCCCAGAAATGGAACACCTGAACTCAGAGATTGCATTGAACATGGCTAAAGCAAGACAGGCTGCTGTAGATGCAGGATGATAAAGAATTCTTTGAAAATAGACTGAACCTGTTCATGCAGGACGGTTGGAGAGACTTGGTTGACGAACTAAATAATTTCTCTGCCAGCATTGATTCGGTTTTATCTATTGACAACGAAAAGGACTTATTCTATATTCGAGGGCAGTTGAGTATTATCAACATGTTAGTGAATATGGAAGAAAGTACTAAACTAGCGATGGAGAACTTTGAAGAAAGCCCATCTGAATAAAACTCCACAATCGGAAAGACGGAGAAATAAGACTTATGAATGCTGAAAGTATTGTCGTAGATCAAGAAGTGGTGTCCCCAGAGGACATAACCATGGAGGAAGTATCAGAAGCTCCCGTTGAGGACAAAGCTGATGATATTCCAGAGAAGTTCAGAGGCAAAAGTGCTGCTGAGATTGCCGGAATGTACTCTAATTTAGAGTCAGAGTTAGGCAGAAAGCAGAATGAGGTTGGTGAATTACGATCTCTCACTGATGAAATTCTGAAAAGAGATTTACAGAAACAAAACGAGACGCAAGTAGAGGCTGAAGAAGCACCAGACTTCTTTGACGACCCTGAAGCAGCGGTGCAAAGGATAATCGACAAGAACCCAACTCTTCAGCAAGTGCAGGAACAAGCTAGAGTTCAAAGCCAAGAGGCTAACAAACAAAAGTTTGCTCAAGCACATCCTGATTTCATGGATGTCGTACAAGACTCCAAGTTTCAGGAGTGGATTCAACAGAGTCCGGTTCGCACTAGACTGTTTCAGACAGCAAATGCGAATTACGATTTCGATGCAGGTAATGAACTGCTGACGAATTGGAAGGAAAGACAGCTAATCTCCAAAACACAGGAGGTTGAAGAGGCTAAAGAGACTAAACGAAAGGCAGGTCTCAAGGCTGGTAAAGGTGTTTCCAAGGCTTCAGGAGAATCCACAGCAGGAAAGAAAATCTACCGTAGGGCTGATTTGATTCGTTTGAAACAAACCGACCCCAACCACTACGATGACCTTGCAGAAGAGATCATGCAGGCATACGCAGAAGGAAGGGTCAAGTAATAGGAGTATATAGATATGGGTATGGGTACTGATCATGTCACCACATCGGTCGCGAATAATTTTATTCCCGAGTTGTGGTCTGACGAAGTTCTGGGGGCGTACAAGTCTAATCTTGTTCTCGCCAATGTCGTAACAAAAATCAACCACAAGGGTAAGAAGGGCGATACTATTCATATCCCTGTTCCTGCTCGTGGTTCTGCATCTACCAAGAGTGCAAACTCTCAGGTAACTCTGATTGCATCAACTAATACCTCAAAGGATATTAGTCTCAATCAGCACTATGAGTATTCAAAGCTGATCGAGGATATTGCTGAAGTACAGTCATTATCTTCTATGCGTAAGTTCTACACTGATGACGCTGGATATGCTCTTGCCAAGCAGGTTGATACTAGCCTGTTCGAGACAGCAGAGACACTTCAGGGTGGTACTGCTGGTGGTACTGCTGCTGCACTGTGGGAGACCGCAGTAATTGGTAGTGATGGTTCTACCTTCACAGGTGCAACCTCTAACGCTGCTGACATCGCTGATGCTGGTATTCGTGCAATGATCCTAACTCTAGATGATGCTGATGTCCCTATGGACAATCGTGCATTGGTTATTCCACCTATTGCAGCTAATGATCTGCTTGGAATCAACCGCTTCACTGAGCAACAGTACATTGGTTCAGGTGATGCAATCAAAACTGGTAAGATCGGTATGATCTACGGTGTTGATGTATATGTATCTAGCAACTGTCCAACAATCACTTCTGGTGACTCTGTATCTTGTCGTGTAGGTCTGATGATTCATCAGAGTGCATTGGCATTCGCAGAGCAGATGGCTGTTCGCTCACAGACTCAGTATAAGCAAGAGTATTTGGGTGATCTGTTCACTGCTGACTGCATCTATGGTATCGGAGAACTCCGTGATGATGCTGGTGTGGCATTCGTAGTACCTGCTGCATAAGTAGGATAGCCCCCTCTTCGGAGGGGGTATTACTATGCCAATTTACAATTATCAATGTCCTGAAGGTCACATAACCGAAGCAATGGTTTCTGTCTCTAAGAGAAAGGAGTCAATAACTTGCAAGGCGTGTAATTCTGAGGCACACTTCATCGTATCAGCACCATCTATTCAATTAGACGGAACTGATCCTGGTTTTCCGGATGCGTATGACAAGTGGGCAAAGGTGCACGAAAATGCGAGTAGCCAATATAGCGGATGATTCAACTCTAGGACTAGACCTAGAAAAGATTAGGGGGAAGATACTAGCCCTCTATAATGCACTTCTCACTCAGGCTTATAAAGCCGAGAATCCAACAGCGACTCCAGAAGAGATCCAAGCATTTCTTGAAGAGAACGCATTAGACTTTCCTGATACTGAAGATTCAGAAGTAGATGAGCTTCTGGATATGATTGATGAGATGACTAGGGAAGATGACCTTGATCCTGTAGATAAGGATGCACCTTCACCAAAGGTTGAGCAGGGTAAAGAACCCAAGTCCAAGTCTCATGAGAAGGGGGACACCCCTGATACACAACCAGTACCAATTCAGAAAGGTATGCTCAACACCCCTGCCGACCAAAGGGTTAAGAAGCGTACTAGATCACTAGAAGTCCCAACAGGGAAGCTAAAGAAAGCTAAGCCAGAATCCCGAAGAGTGGAATTTGGAGAACTCTTTGATGGTATAAAGGATGAACTAGCTAATCTGAAGCAGAGACAGAGAATTGGTAGGAAGTATATGAAGGATAGACTCTAATGCGTAGAGGCAGACCCCCAGTTTACAAAGGTAAAAGAAAAGCCCCTGCTAGACCTTTCCCTAAGATTCATTGGAAGAAGAAGAAACTCTTGACTGTCCTCGCTAATAGAAGACAATGGACTAGAGACTATGGTACTGGATATAGTACCTTAGAAGAGATAACTACAGAAGTGGGCAATGGTTTGATATTGGAACAATCAACCCATGCAGCACCAAACTATTTAATTACGGAGTAAACAATGGCAACCACTAAGATTTCAGAACTAACAGCACTCACATCTCCAGCGGATGCTGATGAGCTAGTCATTGTTGATGATAGTTTAGGTGCTACTAAAAAGATTACAGTTGCTAATCTACTTCAGAATGTAAATGACCTAGTAGACGACACCTCCCCACAGCTAGGGGGAATGTTAGATGTAAATGGTAAGTCTCTAGGCGATGGCACTCTTGAGCTATTGAGCTTTAGTGAGACAGCATCCGCAGTTAATGAGTTCACCATTGCCAATGCTGCAACAGGTAACGCACCAACCCTTAGTGCAACAGGTGATGATACCAACATAGATATCAATATCACCCCTAAAGGCACTGGAGAGGTAAATATAAGTAAGGTAGATATTGACTCAGGGACAATCACAGGAATCACTGACTTAGCAGTAGCAGATGGAGGCACTGGTGCTAGTGATGCCTCAACAGCTAGGACTAACCTTGGTGTGGACACAACAGCATCCTCTACTACGACATTCACCAATAAAACATTTGATGCAAATGGTACTGGTAACAGTCTTTCTAATGTAGATGTAGCAGACCTCGCAGATGGTACTGATGGTGAAATAATCACATGGG